GTTCCACTAGTTCGGTCACTGTGCAGGTGTATGCGTGGATGGAGGATGTTGTGCTTGCTGGGCCAACTGTCGGAGCAGTCTTGCAGGCCGATGAGTATGGTGCGGGCGTGGTTTCTGCTCCTGCATCGGCTGTCGCTGCGGCCGCATCCATGTTGACCAAGGCACCATTCATTGGAAGGTTTGCGAAGGCAACGGAGATCGGGGCTTCGGCAACGTCTCAGATTGCGAAGCTCTTTGGGTATACAAATGTCCCGGTGATTGAAGACACAAAGCCAGTTCGAAACTCACCATTCCCGTCGTTGGCGACCGCTGAGATCGGGTACGTGCATGATAAGCTGGCGTTGGACGCAAAGAATGAGTTGTCTATCGATCCCTCCATCGCAGGATTGGGGGGTGAGGATGAGTTGACTGTGGCGTCGTTCGTTCAGAGAGAGTCGTATTTGGTTGGTGTCGACTGGTCGAGTGCCTCTCCTCCAGATACTCCTCTTTTCACGAGCGTGGTCTTGCCGCAGCTGTCATTTTTCAGTGGCAACACGATTGATTTCACGCCCATGGCTTTGGTTTCGAACATGTTTCGCAACTGGCGCGGCGACATCATCTTTCGCTTCAAATTCATTGCGTCTCCCTTCCACAAGGGGCGTGTGCGCATCAGCTACGACCCTCAATCGACAGCCATCCAGACTACAGGAGACACTGGACCCTTCGTGCTGAACAGAATCGTTGACTTGGGAGCGGAGACTGATGTTGAGTTCAGGGTTCCGTACCAACAAGCTCTTCCATGGTGTTACACTCTCGCAAGTAACCAAACTCAGGTGTTTTCAACTTCAACTTCACCCACGTTAACCATGACTGACACCTTTCACAATGGAATGCTTTCCTTGAAGGTGTTGACCGCTTTGACGGGCCCGACCACTACTGCCAGTGTGGGGGTGCAAGTGTTCGTGCGTGGAGCAGAGAATTTGGAGTTTTCAAACCCTTCTTCTGCTCCGTCCGACCTTTCACCCTACGCGATTCAGTCTGAAGAGTACTACGACAAGGGTAACGTCGTTTCCGATGATATGGGAGATATATCGGATGCCTCCGCCCATCGTGCGCTGGTGAATTTTGGTGAAAGTGTGAGGTCGCTTCGGACGCTGATACGACGTCATAATTTGCTGGATACGACATACATTGGCCCACCAACAGCGACAACTGCAGGAGTTTATCGGATTGACCAGACACGCTTTCCCGCATATTATGGTTATGATCCGTTTGGTTGGAACTCGGCTAAGGGCATCAATGTCCCAGCGTCGAACTTCAATTTCAATTTCCTCAACGTTACTCCTTGGCATTTGCTTGCCCCATGTTTCCTTGCGCAGCGAGGGTCCATGAATTGGGTTTTCAACCCCAGTAAAGGTTCGTTGGGAATTGTATCGAGAATTTCACGTAACAACCTCACGTTCGGTACGTACTCCAACCAGTATGTGTCTTCGCCAAGCACTACAATCAACTTGGTTGAGGCGGCGTATTGGAAGAACTCACGCTCGACCGCTGCCGGTTCGTCTCTGACGCACACCAACACCACGTCTGGCCACGCGATAGTGGCTCCAAGTTACTCGGCTTTCAAATTCCAGTCAACCAGACCGCAGGGTTCTACCAACCCTTCAGCCATCGGTTCGGCTAGTTATGATGGCACTGTGTACGATACGCTTTCCGTGGAATTCCCTTATGACGCGAACAACAATTCGCTGAATGGAGTAACCATAGAACGATACTTCGGCGTCGGCGCAGATTATACGTTGCACTTCTTCATGAATTGTCCAACGTTGTTCTACGTTAATGCTGCGCTTGTCGTTCCAGCTTAAGTACAGAAACAGTAACTTACATGTTCTGATGTAGCAGACCCTACATTGAGATCAGAATAAGAGTCTAGGAGAAATCCTGAAGAGTGGGGGTACCCACTCATGCATATAGCGATGACAGTGTCGCGCGCAATCAGAAGCGTATATTCTGACGCAGAGAATACCTGCCTAAACAAACATAATACCATACCTACGTGCAGGATGGGGCGGAACAAAATTCCGCCGGCCCAGTCTGGGATCAACTTTTGACAAATGTTATAAAATGGTCCCTAGTGGGCCTCCCTTTAGCATTTGACGATTGTTTTCCAGGCTGTGCCACCAGTTAGC